AGTGCCCACTGATATAATTTAACTCAACTAAAGAATAGGAAATAAAAACAATGAAAAAAATAACCCACTCGCTACAATTCGTTACCGAGGTTGATGAAAATCACCCAATAGGAATGCAACTGCTTTCACTTTCACGAGAAATGCAAAAAGAAATGCTTGAAGGAATGTTAAAAGAACTGGTTGCACCAAAAATTCAACCAATCCTTGACTTTCTTAATGAAGGCAATTCATATGCAATTCTAAAGGTGGCAGACTAATGATGACACGAAAAGACTATGTCGCAACTGCTGAAATTCTAAGCAATTATTTTGCTACATCTATTTTTGATGAGCAGGCAGAAATTTTATTTGCTGATTTGGTAGATGAATTTTCGCTAATGTTTGAAAGTGATAATCCAAGATTTGACGCAAATAAATTTGCTCTTGCTTGCTATAAAGAAATTGAGGTAAATGCGTGAATAGATTTTTAACAACAATCGTTCAACTATTTTTAGCGGGTAGCGTTTTCATTTTATTTAAAATGATGTTACCAATGCTAAAAGAAGATTTTCAACAAATAAAAAATGATTTAACAAAATAAAAAAAATTCCTAAGCAAGAATAAAAACTGCTTAAATTTTGCCCGCGGGCCCCGACACGCCCGACCTCGTTGTGAGTTATCCACAACTCCTTTACGTGTGGTTAAGATCACACCCCAAAACCTGCAAAACCCCCTTAATGAATTATGAGATGTCAGTCAAATATGCTAGGATTGTATTATTCCAAAGAAAGGAAAACTAATGGGAAACTTGTTTGATAAAATAGGAATTTGCTACACTTGCTATGATGAGGGCGTTATCTTTACTGATATGGATAGCGATGGATTTATAAATGATTTCTGCGCTGATTGTGAAAAAGGTCAGGTATTTGCTAATGACTATTCAATATGGTATGCTGAAAATGAAATGAACGAATACACTAAGGAGAACGCATAATGACCTACTATGACGACTACTATGAAACTGATACGCCTACTGCCGTAGGTTGCTACTGCAAAATAAATTATCTATGCTCAGAATGTAAAGGAAGTTACAACTAATGGAATATGAATATCTAATTACCTGCGCCTATGACGGGAACGCTCCGCATTGGGAGCAACGCTATGAAAACGAATATGGCGCATGGGAAAACTTTTTCCTATTTACTGATTGGGGAATGGCTGATGAATACTCAACAGTTAATCTTTACACGCCAACTGGCAAATGTTATACAAAAAACTTTTATCGTAGTGGAATGGTGAGTGTAAAATAATGACACAGGAAAATTTTAAATATAGTTGGGAACGCTATACTATTTGGGATACCCCCGAAGTTTGGGAAGAACCATGCGGTGATGAAAGGGCTGAATTGAATGGCGTTGTGTCTTGGGAGTTAGAAGATGAAGAGCCATTTATTTCTTTAGAAGAAGATCCAGAAATGGAAGATTGGTTAATGAGTAATGTTTAAGATGTAAAATATAAAAACCCCCGCGGGCGATGTCCGATTTGTCCAGAATCTCCCAGGATTTGATTTCTAAGATTATTTATGATATTATTTTTATATGTGGAAAAAAACAAGCGAAGAGTTACGTAGAATACAAGAGTTACGTAGATCTAATGCTGCTACCCCTTTACGGGACAAGTCTAAATATTCCCGAAAAAACAAGCATAAGAAACTTGACATTTATCTCCCTGAAAGGTAGAATATTAATATGAACCCAACTCACACCCTGAAACGCTCTAATGATAGGAAAGTAACTAATGCTGTCAGTCCTAATGGTAAGACTCCAACAATTGCTAACACCTTCGGACTACCCGCAGGCAAAGAGTACTCCTGTCCTGGAGAAACCCCTACCTGCAAAAAAGTCTGCTACGCAGGAAAACTTGAAAAGATCTACAAAGGCGTAAAAGCCGTACTATTACATAATTGGGATTTGCTAAGCAATGCAGATTTTGATACCCAGGTACAATTGATAGATGAAATGATTATTGATTTCAAGTCTGATTGTGTAAAGAAAGACGCTCCTATGCTATTCCGTATCCACTGGGACGGAGATTTCTTCAATGATCAATACACTCTGGCCTGGAAGACAGTAATTGAAAGACACGAAGATGTTCAATTTTGGGTATACACGAGAGTAGCAAGCGCTGCTAGGATTCTTAAGGATGTTTCTAATTTAGGATTATATTATTCTACAGACGGCGATAACAAAAATATTGCACAAGGTCTCTCGGAAGAAGGAATAAAACTAGCATATCTTTCTACTACATTTGCGTTAGGTAAGGAAGATATGCTAAACTTGATAGGTAAGTCAGCCGTCAAGTGTCCTGAGAATAATAAAAAGATTCCCCTCATTTCTAAACAGGGGTCAGCGTGTGTTACTTGCGGTCAATGTGTATTTGAGCGTAATAATATCCTATTTTCTAGTACTAAGAAATGAGGAACTATGGAAGTCCTAATTGTCCTATTTATCGGTATTGTCGTATTGTTGGCTGGCTTGGGACATAAGTGATTTATCTCACACCAAAACTAGGCTCTACGATTTGATATTTTCTAGCAACCCTGCTAGAATTGTAATAACAACAAAAGAAAGGAAGCAAAATGGCAAAGTCAGCACTATACAAAGTAGGCGACACCTATACCTCTCAAAAGAGCAAGGTAACAGGAACCATCTTGGAGATTTCTCCAAACTCATCTGGCTCGGTGCGAGTTAAACTAGATGTAGAGGGAAATACCCGTTGGACAACTTGGAAGGCATAAGCCTTTAGGTTTAGCAAACGCTAACCAGACCTGAGCAAGTCTAGGATAAACTGCTCACCAAACCCCTTACCCGAAAGGAACCCAAATATGGCACGACAGAAAGCAATCTCAGTAAAAATTGCAACAAGCAAAGTAATCAAGGCACTAGAAACTCGTCTAGCAGAACTAGAAAAGAACTATGCCTCACAAGAAGCCAATGAAGCAAAGTATCAGAAGGCTTACAAGAATTGGCAGAAAGAACTACAAGAGTTCGCTATTGCTAATATCAAGAAGGCAGAAAACTTCCGCACATCATATCGTTCTTGGAATAAGACCTTGAACATTGACTACGACATCATCACAAACGAGGACTCTTTACCAAAAGAGCCTGAGCGTGATTTTGAGCAACTCCATCAACACAGTTATCGTGAGATGAAAGAGGAAATGGAAAATGCTATCCGTATTCTCAAAATGACAGATGAGGAAGTTGTAAGCACATCAACTTACAATGCTATTTCTCGTTATCTTTAACAAGATAGGCACACGGATAATTTAATTATCTATACGCCTTAGTTAAATCTCCTGAGTATGAGGCTAAACTGCTCACCAACTTTCATCTCTGCTAAGCCCCAGGCCATGATGCGTGGGTATGCCTGAGATGATCTTCCTGAGCATGAGGTTAAACTGCTCATTTTTGCCCCGCGGGGGATTGTGATAAACATCACATTCTTAAAAAATGTCCAGAAACGCCCAATTTAAGATTAGACAATGTCAGCCCTATCCGCTAGAATTATATTAACAACAACGAAAGGAACAACCCCTATGGCAAATATGAAGAAAATTATGGATGCAACAAATGATGCTATCCATACTAATGAAATTTCAGATGAGGCTTCAGGTCTTGTAGCAACTATCGCAGAAGGTCTGCCACTTGATGTAATTATCAAAGAGTTATACCAATACTCGCAAGCCTTATCTGCTATGGTACTAACAAAAGTTTTGCACACCATGTATGATGCCGAAACTATTGAGAACATGATAGATGGCTACCAAGATGAACTTACCGCAGAAATGTTTGATGAGATTGAAAACTATCTTCAGAAAGAAGGAAACTAATATGCCTATTCCAGATAACTCGTGTCTAGTAACTATCAACTCACTAAATGAGGAGATTGCTTTACTAAAATCACAACTAGGAGATGCTCTTAGTAACTCACAAAGACACTATGAATACTATGAAAAACTGCAAAACTCTATTCGTTATTTCTTTGAGAGCAATCGTAGTGATGCTACTTGTGAGTTTGACATTGACAATGTAAATGCTTTCCTTGCTGAAAATAGCATTGAACCGCTAAAGCGTGAGTATCGTGTTGAGTTCCGAATTGAAGGAACAATTCTTGTGGAAGCAGAAAACGAAGATGAAGCACAAGATATAGTAAATGAACTTGATGTAACGCATTGGACTGCTGAAGTTGAAAATTTTGAAGCAGAAGCAACTAATGTAGAAGCAACCTACTAGTTTTTCCGTAGGGGAAAAAGTCCTGAGCATGACTAAAAACTGCTCACCACCCGCGGGGGTGTGACATTGATCACAGTGTGTTCTTTATCACATAACGATATTTTAGGATGATTTGACTTTGACTTTGATTTACGATAAAATTAGAATATCAACTGAAAGGATAAAAATATGGCTCATGAAATCGAAATAATCAACGGTGAGGCTTCTTTTGCTTCATTGCGTGAACCTGCGTGGCATGGTTTAGGTACCGTGTTTACAGAAGAGAAAACAACTAGCGAAATGCTAGAGTTAGCAAATCTGCAAGACTGGAATGTAAGATTAGAAGAGGTCGAGGCTCCTGCTACTCTAACATCAGACAAAAATTATTTCTATGTAGTACGAAATAATCCCGTAATCGAAAATCAAAACGATATTTTAGGTATTGTTGGAGAACGTTACAATGTATTGCAAAATGAACAACTATTTGATTTTGCAGATGCAATGCTAGATGGTGGACGATGGGAAACCGCTGGCTCACTACGAGGTGGACGTGTAGTATTTGGTAGCCTTGCACTAGATCGTGAAACCGTACTAGACCCTAATGGCGTTGCAGATAAAATCAACACCTATCTGATAGTCAATACATCACACGATGGTTCTATCTCAATTCAAGCAAGCGTTACCCCCGTACGTGTAGTGTGCGCTAACACATTGAACTTTGCTTTGCGTAGTGTAAAGCAATCCTTCAAGATTCGCCACACACAAACTGCTAATGGTAAAGTACAATCCGCTAAGACTGCTCTAGGTATTGCTAACGCATACATGGACGACTTTAGCGTTATGGCAAACAAGATGATTCAGACTGAATTATCCGCTAAGCAATTCAACGATATTCTTCTCACCGCTTACCCTAAGCCTGATAAGGATTCTAAGCAAGCCCTAACCAAGTGGACAAATAAAATTGACACTCTCAATGATATTTACACTGGCGAATTCAATCACATGATTTCGGGTAATGCGTGGGGCGCTCTTAATGCAATGACTGAACGCATTGACTGGTTCAGAGGTCAAGGTGAAACTAAGTTAGCAGCAGCAAGTGGTTTTGATGTTGCGACTAATGCAGAAAAAAATCGTTTAATGAAAATCGTAAATGATTTTGTAGCAGCGTAAATAAATATCCTGAGCATGATATAAAACTGCTCATCTGATTCCATAGATCAATTGGTTAGATCGCCACCCTGTCACGGTGGAGGTTGCGGGTTCAAGTCCCGTTGGAATCGCCAAAGGTTGGTGCAACACCCGCGGGGTTATCCACAGGTTATTCACATGATGAACGGTAAATCAAATTTTAAATCTAAAACATACTTTTTCCCTTTATTAAGAAGAGTTGACTTTTTCCTGGAATCAGGGTAAAATATTAATATGACCCAAAAAGTTGCAATTTACGAAATGAATTACTCTTGCTCTCCTGGCGGTATTGACTGCTGGGAAGCAACCATTCAAGGTTATGGTACTAGTACTACTGCCTCTGACTTTAAAAATGCTGGAGAGGCTCTTAATTGGGTACTTGACAGATACCCTGACGAAATGTTAGAATTGGTAGTAACTTCAATTCCTGCCTACGAAAAGGAATATGTATGACCCAAACAACCTACAAACCTTATACTATAAATGAACTAGTCATGGCTATCTATGAAGATAACCTATCACATTTTGAATTTATGGAAAACATGAATGGGGGAGACTGTGATTGTTCTCTCCATAATACTATGAATACTATTGTTGAATACTGGGGAGAATAATGGGACGTAATCTAGCAGAAGAGTTAGCAAGCAATTCTTTATTGGATGAGATTAAATTAGATAATGCTATAGCGATACACTTACGGGGTAATCACTATCCCCCGATTCCTTTGACTATGGTCCAGCCATGTATCGAAGCAATTGACGCATATTGGGATGAGGATTTAGACCATATGATTGATCTGCCAGAGGGCGTCTTCTATCGTGGTAGTGACAAGGCTCCTGCTTGGGCCATTATTGAATCACATCATCTTGGCGCTTGGTGTGCAGATTGAGGTGTACCTCATGTGGAAGTAAGATAACCTTTGAAAGCCAGGATGAAAGAGGATTCTGGTCCTGCCAGGATTGTGGGCAACCTACAGAAGAAGAGGGTTGACCTTATTAAGAAATGCTTGACATTTTCCCCAAAACCTGCTAAAATTTAATTACGAACCAAGTAGAAAGAACCCGAAATGAAAACATCAAGACTAGACCCATACTTACAAAAACAAGTTGAACTAGGCTCATCTGGCATAGACATTATGCATGGAGCATTAAAGACTATTATGCATGAGTTTGAAAACAAAACCTTTGAGGACAAATCATATGAAGAAGGATATATGGATTGTCTTGTTGACCTATACAGTTTGACCTACGATATCTCATTTGCTATCATGGATAATGAGAGAAAGGATACGTAATGGCAACATATCGTTTTATGACTGGTACTTGGTATGAGATTACCCTGCCAGATAACAAGGTAGATTTAGAGGGTTATTTCCCTGAAGAGTTACATGATGCATACTTTGATAACTGTCTACCCGAAGATGTTCAAGTATACGAAGTTGAAGCGGACCATATATGGGACAATTGATTGAGTATATTAAGATACATCTAATTAGTTTAAGACAAGATTGGGAAGATGCTATTAATAACATAGACCTAATTGATTCTGAGTACCATCCTTCTGATGATTATTTTGAAGGAGCAATTGAGGCAACAGAGCACCTGTTGTCAGTGGCAGAAGGTATACTTAATGGTGGAGAGGATAGATAATGCCAAATTGGGTATACAATCAGGTATCTATCAAGGGACCTGAGAATCAGATAGCAGATATCAAGGAACAACTTAATCAACCATATACTAGTATTCAAGATAACTACAATCATGAAACTAAAAAATGGGAGAAAAAAGAGTTTGCATATAGTAATCCTATATTTGCATTTTGGAATATCCATCGACCATTAGACATGAAAACATATAATTTGCAAGAAGACCCCAATGCAGATAAAACTAAACTATTTGATGGCAATAACTGGTATAACTGGAATGTTCGTGAGTGGGGTACTAAATGGGATGTTGGACTTAGAGACGATGAAAGATTTACTGATACTGAGTTAATAGAAGAGACTAGTGGTTCATTAGTTTATTCTATACATACCGCTTGGGCTCCCCCTGTTCCTGCCATCCAAAAATTATCTAAGTTTGTGCCTGATTGTATTGTTACTCTTACCTATCAAGAAGAGCAAGGCTGGGGTGGCGAGGTAATTTATCTTGATGGCTTGGCTGTTATTGAGAAAGAATACGACTCTCTATGCAATGAGTGCGATGCAGAAAACACTATGGAATACTGTGAGCATTGCGAAGTTGAGACATGCACTGCTTGCGCCTTTCCTTCCTGTACCCATTTAGTACAGGCATAGGTTGACAAACTGCAGCGGTAACGGTAGAATATATATACAACTAAAACTATGAGAGGATAGCAATGGGAGATAGAACTAATTTTCACTTTAAAGTAAATGAAGACACCTTGACTTTGTACAGTCACTGGGGTGGTACCTGGCGTAAACAAGATTTGGCTCGTGCACTGAGTGTAGCAATGCCACGAATCCAAATGGGAGATATCGACTATGCATTGCGTGTTTGTATCTCACAATTGATTGGAGCAGATTGGAATCAGGAAACTGGTTTTGGTCTACGCATTAATAACCCGCAGGGTGCTGAAGAAGAATATGGATTTTTAGAAATCAACTTTAACAATGGCACAGTCCAGGATGATGACATTGTCAAGCCAATCCAGGAATTCATTTCCTACCACTTGACACAAGCAGCAACAACTGCTACAATTTAATAACCACAACCCTAACCGAAAGGAGCCAGCAATGGCAACTAAGAAAGCAGCAAAAGCAAAGACATACCCATATCTTGAAACTTGGGACACACGGTATGGCCTCTCCCAACGTGTGGTCCTACGTAAGAACGGCAAGTTTGTAGACAATGTCTCGCTTGACGCTCTTAAGCGAGGCCAACGGGTAGGCTCTCGCTAAATCAGTGAGGAATGGGTTCCCTCACTAACTAGGGGGGCGTTGGGTCTGCGACTTGCGCCCCTCTTTACTTTTTGGTACAATTCAATAAGGGAGAAAAATGACTAGATTATTTAGACCAACAAGACAGACTAAGGAGGAAAAGGCTGCAGTAGAGATAGGTGACATCCTATCAGACTTTAGACTTGACTTAGATTCACTTGGTTACTATGTAGCAAGGTCTAACCCCTATGTTATTTATCGTAGGTTTGAGGCTGTTGCGGAATCAGCATTATTAGAACGTGAAGGTTTAGATGATACAAGAATGGAGAACTACAATGACAGACTTCTATAAGGCATGTGCTATTCTATCTGAGTTATACATGGGGTATGGAGATGACCCAGAGTTTAGAGATTTTATAGAATACAATGATATTGGAATACCACTTGCTCACTTTGTAAATGACGGGCTGGTAAGAGAACTTGGCGACTCAGCAAATATCTATATAGAGGAAACATTCTCACTACTATGTAAGTCACTAGGATACAAGGGTGCTACATATGATTTTGATAATTTAGATGATTTATTAGAAATGGCTCCTAGTAAAGAAGAGTAAGGTTTGGGCAGATCCTCTACTTCCCTGGAGGATCGGCCTGATCGCGGCACCCGCGGGAAACTATATCAAGTGACCGTGGTCCCCATGGCAAATCATATCAAATTGGACATATTGGACAAACCTTATTTTCCCAAACCTTATTACGAAGACAATTATATTTTCCCAAAACCATATTACGAACATGATTATATTTTCCCAAACCCTTATTACGAAACATTAAAAAAAATCCCAGAAACTTTAGTGTTATAATAGTTTTATGAGTCCAAGAGTCCATTTTGCTAAAGAAATGTATGGTCCTTATTTCCTAGAATCCAAACACTTTAGTTGTGATTGTGATAAAGATAAGAAGCCTATTCATCCTATACGTAAGTTTATAGATCGTCTCTTTCGTATCCCCGCCAAAGTAGAGGTCGAGCAGGTCCCTGAGCAGCCCAAGCCAAAGACGTCCAAGCCAGCCACCCAGGAAGAGATTGACGCCTACAATTTTCGGCGGGAACAACGTAAACAATCTAATCAATAATACCCCTATATAAAACATTACGATACCAAACCTTTTTTCCTGGTTTTCTTTTATTTATCAAACCTTTATATAATTTTATTACGAAATATTTTAAAATATCCTAAAATTTGTTATCAAATTGTTATACATATTTGGCAACTTGACAAACCTTTATATCTATGATATGGGGGATATGGGGTTTGGGATATAAGGTTTGAAGGTTTGATGGTTTGAAGATATAAGGTTTGGAGATAAGAGGTTTGGCCCCTAGACATTACGACCCCATCTGTCTAAGCGCTCCATAACCCATTACTCTCCACTTTCCTCCACTATACACCAAACCATACTATCTCAGTAACATTTATTTCATCCAAACCTCCCTATTACAATAGCCTTTATAGGTCATATAAGCCTATTTGCGAGGGGATATTAAACACCCAAACCATACTTCTTGGCCATAAAAGGATATATACTTATATGTATGTCCGACTTTCTATGTGATATCTGTGATCGCTCTTTGGCCAAATATGTAACCATCAAAGCAGCATATTGTAGTACATGCTATAGAGATGAAGTCCTATTGGATCAAATAGACTAATGCTTCATACTGGGGCTATGTTCTTATATAGGTATTAATGGTCTTTCTTGATTTACCCCGCAGTGCAAGGTTCAAGCACTCTATGAGATACAAAATCACCACAAGGACATAAACCTGCTCTACATTCACATTCATCTAGGTTTATCAAACTCTCATTAACAGGTAGAGGGGCACATGACTTATTACTTTCATGAGAAACATACTCTCCACATGGAGAAAAACCTATTTTTCCATAGTCATAAAAATGTGATCCAATTGGAGTATGAGCACAACTTTTAGGATTTATTTCTTTGTTTTCCATATATGTATCTTATCATACTGTTTTATTATAAGGGTGATGAGGGTCTTTATTGACTTCCCGCCGAACTTGACAACCTATCCGCCGAACTGTATAATGAATATATGAGCATAGACGACATGACATTAAGAGAAGAAATAGCAAGGGCTATAGAGGCTATACCTATTGAGCCTGGAGTAACCAATGCTTTGGGTATGCGTATTGCTGCTGCTGAAATTGCAAGAGGGTTAGACAATTACATGACTCAGTGGTTTGAAAGACAGGTTGATTTTGAATAAGAATGAATGTGTGAAATGTGAGATGCATCACAAAGATCCTTTATTCTGGGAAAGTCATCAAACCATGACAGATAATAGAATTTGGTGTGTTTATGGAAGATAAGTGTAGCCATACTTGGTATATGCGAGAACCAGGTATCCAGTGTACAAAATGTGGAGATATTTGGCAATCCGAGAATACTAACACATAGTGCTCGTGTAGAGCATAAGGGTGTTTACTGTTCTATTTACCGCCGAACTTTAAGACTTAGATCCAATTAGTGCAATTTGCGCTTTTGCTATAGTTAGCGCCGAGCCTGTAAGTGGAGAGTATTCCAATTTTTTGGCTGAAAGAGTAGCGCATGAAGTGGCAGTATACTTAAAGAATCCTTTGATTATATTTGCCTTATCGCTTGCTTGTGTTGGTGCTAGGCCATAAGAGAACGAGGATATGTTGTAAGCCTTCTTATCCTTGTTGTTATAGTTTGGAACAATGATGCCATTTCCTTCAGGCTCAAAATCACTTAGGAATGCAGAGGCTGCTTCAGATGTAGGTTGCATAAACACACCAGCACCATTTTCAATAAATGCCTTAGCAAGATTTTGATTTGTAGCATAAGAAGATTCCATATATCCTATTGCGCCATTTGTACGTGCAACCTGAGATGCCATAAGATTAGTTCCAGCAACAGAACTAAAAGTTCCTAAAGGTAATTGAGTTTTTGGAAATGCTTGTGTAAAAGACTTGTTTGGAGCCTTTGTCCAGATTGATGGAGCAATAGCACTAAGATATTCTGTTACTACTTGAGTTGTTCCAGAACTATCTGCACGATAGAAAACCATTATTTGTAGGTTTGGTAGTTTTGGTTTTACTTTCTTTATAGTATTATCTTTAACTATTTGAGGATCATTCCACTTTGTTATATCCCCTGCAAAAATTTTAGCCAATGTTTTTTTCTTTAATTGAATCTTGCCTTTGTACCCATCAATTCTATATGCAATTGCAATAGGGCCTGCTACTAATGGAACATACACAAAATCTTTTTCTTTATTAATTTGTGAAGCAGCAACATCACTTGCTGCAAAATCAACAGTGCCTAGCATAAACATATTAATTCCAGCACCTGATCCTAGTGCTGTGTATTCTATGCTATGTCCAGAGGCTTTTCCATATTGAACACGGCATTCATCAATAAAGTTAGCAATGAATGATGAACCAGAACCCGTAAGTTGATCTGCATGGGCTGGTTGGGCGATGAGTAAAGATGCAGCGATTGCTGCTACGATAAATCTAGAAGATTTCATAATTTAATGATACCAGGAGTATTTTAATTTAGGGTAAATAGAAAAAGAACATCTAATTAACAGTAGGTGTTTGATGTTCTATTTACCGCCGAACTTTAAAGCCTTATATTCTTTTACAAAGTTCATAACTTTTTTTTCTGCGTTTGTCTCATACACTAATACACCATAAAACCCTTTACTATTTAAATCATCTAAAAAGTCAGCGAATTCTTTTTTAGTAAACGTTGTAGAGTCTGAGTGGTTAGCATGAATAGTGTTTTCATCATCGTCTTTAAATATAGGTCCAATGGAAACTATTGCTTTTGAATTATCTATATCATACTCACCGCTTATATACCTTGAATATGGCAAAATAACATTTTGATCATGCTTTTTTGCAGCGTCAAACGTAAACTTATTTGTTGTAGAAACAAATAATTTTGGTAACTTTAGTCCTTTCATTGCACTAAATACATCTAAAAATTTAATAAGATAGTTAGATTTGTCTATGTTTGAAGAAAGATCATTGACATCTCCAATTACCCCTCCATACTCTCTTTCATGTTCTTTAGGCCACCCAGATATTAAATTAATTTCTATTGATCCTGGAGAAATTTCATCTAAAGAATTGCATAAAAAAGAAAGATACTGTGGAGATATAAGATATGGCCTTATTGCTATCATGTATGTAAAGTTTTGATATTTATCTATACATCTTGCTACACGAACAAAATCTGCATTTTCAATACCAGTAGCAAATAATATACCATCAAAACCACTGGCGTGGGCATTTTTAATTTCTTCAAACCAACCACTAAAATAATATATCTTCATTAATAATCCTGCAACCATGCTAAATAATTTGCTATTGCAAAAATAAACAAATAGATAAAGAAAATATACTTCATAGTGTATAATTGTAGCATGGACACTATAGAAAAAGAAAACACCTGTGCTTATTGCAATCACCCTGCCGTCTATAATGATATAGGATTAAATGATAAAGGTATGTTTGCAGTATTGGATGTATGTAAGTGCCACCTTGAAAAGTATGCTCCATAATCGCTATTGACAAACTGACTTCTGCAAGATATACTTAATACATGGAATCATTACTATTAGCAATTGCATTGTTTTTGTCATCCCCTGCTGGACAGGATCCAAATAGGGAGCCAATGTGGTTTGATGGATGTCAAAACATCACAGAACAACAATTAGATAGTTCAACCTGGCAATATTCTTGCGGGGATAATGATATGATAGAACCACAAACTATAGAAGAATGGGTGGAACCAAATGCGGCAATCGAACACTTTAGCCTCACAAAACAAACAAAAGCGTTACCTAAAAAACAAAAAGCGTCTACAATCAAAGCCAAGCCTGTCAAGGCAGCAAAGACGGGAACAGGCAATAAGAGAACTCATGCTTCTAAACTACTTAAGTAAAACAGCAAAGCCAAGTCAAGAATCAGTTTCTAATAATGATAAATAAAGTGAGTGGTCCTGATGATGATGGCTATATGCTTTATGCTAATTCAAACAGACTGCTAGGATTTTGGGGCAATTTGTGTGGACTAGTGGCTACATTTTTTATTAATCAATCAATAAAACATGGAGATTATTTTGAAATATTAGACCAAGACTAGGTCTATTGTAGTTTTTTTAAGTTCTTCTTCTGTCCAAAGTCCAACTTTAGAATCTCCGCCATATGATTTTGCCAAACCAGAATTTATAAGTTGATCATTAACACTTACCTCTGACTTTAAATATATTTTGCCAAGATATCTTCCATACTTATCAGGTTTAGATACTTCTAGTTTTACAAGTTTGCCTTCTAGGTTCTTAACTAAAAACTCTTTAAGGGCTTTTCCAAGTGGTGTATTTTTTTCTGCAGTATCAATACCAGATAATCTAATTCTTTCTTTGTGCCATACACTAAATCCAAGATCAATAAATACATCACAGGTATCACCATCAACTACCTTGTCAATTTTTGTATAATATGTATACATAGCCATGTTGACAATTATAACATCGTTTGGTACAATTGAACTATAGAAACAGCCTATTTAACACTTTAGAAAGGTCTTGGTTATGAAAGAACTTATTCACTTTACAGCAGATTGGTGTCAACCATGCAAGGCTATGGCGCCAATTGTTTATGAATTTAAAGATAAACATCCAGAAATTATATACACAAAGATAGATGTAGATGAAAATCCAGATGCTGCTCAATTTTTTAATGTAAAAGGAGTTCCAACTTTTATATCTCAAATAGAGGGACTTAATCATGATCGAAGAACTGGTAAGTCTACTTTGTTTCAATTAGAATCACTGTTCGGATAAAACTTAGCACCAGTAGCCAAGTTGGTTAAGGCCCCGAACTCATAATTCGGTTATCGTAGGTTCAAGTCCTACCTGGTGTACTAATGGTCTGTAGCACAATTGGCAGTTGCACTCGGCTGTTAACCGAGATGTTGTAGGTTCGAGTCCTACCAGACCAGCAAGGCACCATCGTCTATCGGTTAGGACATCGCCCTTTCACGGCGAAAAGACGGGTTCGACTCCCGTTGGCGCTACGCCCTCATAACTCAGGGGATAGAGTCACGGACTTCTAATCCGTTGGTCGCAGGTTCGAATCCTGCTGAGGGCACAAATATGATAGAATTAGTAATGGAGATATTATGTTAACTAAAAATAGTTTTATTGGATATGAAGTAGAAGAGCCTATTGCAAATGTTTTTATTATTAAAAATTTTTTATCTGACACAGAACAAAAAATATTATTAGATTATGTTAAATCTTTGTCTCAAGAGGATTGGGAACATGAGTATCGTGAAAATTTAAAAAAGTTTTGTTTAGTAAAATTTGGCACAGATGATGTACAAAAATTAGTAAAAGAGGGAAAGTTTGAAGTTACAGAAAATTGGAGCGATAAAAATTTTCATCTTGTTAATAATGGAACTTCAGCAGTTAAAAAAATATGTTTATCTTTAACTGAAATTATTAATACTTTTTTACCAGAAGATATAGAAATGAGAGGCCCAGGAACAGCACAAAGGCAGTATGCTGGTGTTCCACTTACTGCACATTACGACCAATACACTGATCCATCAATAGAATATGCAGCAATTATTTATTTAAATGACGACTACATTGATGGAGAATTATTTTTTCCAAACAAAACTTTTGAAATTAAGCCATTATCAAAATCGTTAGTTATTTTTCCTGGAACAGAAGAGTTTACTCATGGAGTAAAGGCTCCTGGAGAAGGACCAATAAGATATGTTTTGCCTTCTTTTATCTCTAAAAAAGAATTTTATAATGATGGAAAATATTATGTATGAAATTAATGAAAACATTGATAAAACAATAAAATGTTTTTAACGCTTACAACATATCCAAGATCTGGGCAACACTTTTTAAAAGAGCATCTAGAACAAAGATTTTTTTTAGAAAACTTTAAATATACCCACGAAGAAGAAGAAAATAAAGAATGTACAACAATAACAATAATAAGAAATCCGTTAGAATCAATAGCATCTTGGGTGGCTATGCAAAATTATTATGACAAAAAAACAAATCACTTTTTAATAATCAAAAATATTAAATTTTGTCAAGCAAAATATAACAAATTTTATAAATATATTTTATCAAATGTAGATATAATTATTGATTATAATTATTTAAATTCAAACACTGAAGACATAATACAATATATAGGACAAAAAATAAAAAATGTTCCAAACAACAATAACGTTGTGCTAAACATTAAAGATGAACCTGATAGAAAACACATAGTCTCTTCAAAAAAAAATCAAGAATATGATTTTATTTTAAATATAACAAAAAAAATTGATATGAAAAATGAATTTGAACTATACAATTTAGCACTTAAAAAATCTTACCCTAATTTTATTTTATAACTATTTTTCTGGACAACAGTTGAATGAATCTAACTGTACTGCAGTAGAACGATCTGTTCCAAAAGACAACATTGCAGATTTAGTTGCTGGAACACAGTTAGGTACTGGTTTTCCATCTTTACCTGGCTTCATGCCACGTTGCACATAACCCTCCCAACATGGGGCAGCCTTTTCAATTCCAAACACATCAGCAAACAAAGCCTTGTTTCTTTCACGTTCTGCAATTCTGCGAGACCAAGAAAATCCTGCATCTCCGCCCCAAGCATCCCACATAATACGACCATTAGATGGATTTGACGTGTTATAAAAATCTTTACCTTTTTTATCTACTTCATGACGAGAAAAAAAAGAATACATGCGCTTTACTGTATCTAAAGATAATGCTCTTCCAGCAACAATGTCAGTTGCTCTACCCCAGCCTACAGGTGTACCAGCACCAGTTGCTTTTCCTTCTTCTTTCCATTTAAGCGCTCTACGAGCAGCAGCCTTCATGCCAGACGTTGGGCTATAGGTATCAGCCATTTTTCTTCTCCTTTGGTTTACCAGGCGTATATGGCTCTACACGAGACTTTATACGACCATCCTTAGTCATACGAACAATCCATCCATCTTTTATCTGCATTGGATTAAATGCATATTTTGATTTCTTCATTATTTAGCAAAACCTCTAGGATCAAACATGCTATTATCCCAAATAGACTTTGTAACTTTTTCTGAACTATATGTTCCACCCCTACGCTTATATTCTTGAACTACCCAAGAATTAGCAACAGCGCTTGGATACACATCAAATTTATCTTTTGCTGCTTGCACAACTCTAGCATAAAGTTGTGGATTTGATGGTCTTGATCCACCACTTCTTGGTTTAATGAAATCACCATAATTTGGTTTTTCTGCTTTACCAATTGAATTGTCATATGCATCCATGCCTGATCCTTCTTTATCGTCTTCCATTGAATTATTCTCCATATCTATTACTTTTGCATCATTGTGCATCATTCCAATACTATAAGCGGTTGGTTCCCACTTACCATCTTCTTCTTTATAAATTCTGACTGACATTGCTGGGTTCTCTGGTGGCATTGACTCAAGAGCGTACTCAGATCCAGGAGTTCCTAGTGTTCCGCCTTCTATCATTATATGTTCAACAACTCCATGAATAATACCTTCTGTAGTTTTACCCATAACGAAATTGCCTTCAGTAATATGCATAACTATAATTATACCAGTTTTTCTGGTATACTATTATAGTTGAAAGGTAATAATGGCAAACATAGTCTTTTTAGGCAATTTTGAAGTACCATATAGTAGCGAAAATCATCACGCTAACTCTTTAGAATCTTTAGGTCATACTGTTTGTAGATTGCAAGAAAGAACAATTAAGGATAGTTTTGTTCTTGAACAAGCAATGAACAGTGATCTCTTTATATGGGTGCATACACATGGCTGGAACACTCCAGGAAGAATCGGTATGGGCTACGTGCTAGAAGAGTTAAAGAAGGCCAACATCCCCACAATGACATATCATTTAGACCTATGGCTTGGTTTAGAAAGACAGAAAGACTTAGAAGAGGATGACTTCTATAAAACAATTGGACACTTCTTTGCAACAGATAAATTAATGACTGATTGGTTTAATGAGAACACTAATGTAAAAGGACACTTCCTTCCTGCTGGAGTATATGATAAAGAGTGCTACATTCATCCAGACTATGATGTTCAAGACTTTGATTACGATGTGATATTTGTTGGTAGTAAAAGATATCACCATGAATATCCATACAGACCGCAACTAATAGATCACTTAAGAAATGTTTATGGTAAAAGATTTTTACATGTAGGTGGAGATGGTGATACTGGAACTGTCCGTGGAGATAAGTTAAATAGAATTTATGCTAAAAGTAAGATAGCAATTGGAGATAGTTTAAATATAGGATTTAACTATCCTTACTATACAAGCGATAGATTGTTTGAAAGTACTGGTCGTGGTGGATTTACTATCTACCCTCGTATTAAAGGTCTTGAAGAATATTTTGAAGATGAAAGTGAAATTGTTTTTTATGAACATGGAAACTTAAAAGATTTAACAGATAAGATAGATGAATATCTTGAAGACAACCTTAGCAGGGAAGATATAAGATTAAATGGTCATGAAAGAACTAAGCAAGAGCATACATATATACATAGATGGGCAACTATACTAAAGGAGTTAAACATATGAACTTTATAGAAAGATCTGATATCGTATGGAAAACAGTTCCATATATTCGTCAAGGTGAAACCAGAAACTATGATTACAATCTTGAATTAAACGAGCCATTGGCAAGTTGGGATGTTTGGGATTATTGGGAAAAAGAAAGAATACATAGCATGAAGACTCACCTTAAGAAAGGTGATGTATTTTTTGATATTGGCACAGAATCTGGATGGTGTAATTTAGTTTATGCTGATATAGTTGGACCAGAAAACATGGTGCTTATTGAACCAACACCAGAGTTTTGGCCAAACATTCATGCTCTTTGGTATAAAAATTATTCAGTAGATCCGTTAGGAATGTATGCTGGATTAATTAGCGACAACACAACTGATACTCGCAAAGGTAGTGATCTTAATGCGTGGGGAGAAGATTATCTTGGTGCAATTATTGATCGCAATAAGTATGTCTATATTCATGACAATTCTGCAAACATACCTATGATTAAATTAGATGACTATGTTTCTGAAGTTGGCATTGTTCCAGATGTTTTAAATATTGATGTAGAAGGTGCAGAACTTCTTGTATTTAAAGGTGCAGAAAACACGTTAAGAAATAATAATTTAAAAATATTTGTATCAATTCATGATGATTTAGGTCTGCGTGATTACAATACATCACCTGAAGATACTATATCTTATCTAGAATCTCTTGGATATGTTGGAGAATTTCTAGCAAAAAATCATGAAGCACATTGGTATTTTGAAAAGAAATAAAAATGTTAACTGCCTATATTTATTCTAAAGATCCACTTGATTCTGCTAATGATAAATGGGATTACGGTCTATTAAAGCAAACATTTGAAAGAAATAAAATAAAAGAAGTTGTTGTTGATACATTGCCACAAGAAGAAAGAGCCTTTGTTGTTATTCCTGGACAAGGTAATGCTGGTAAAGAAGATAGTATAAATGATGAATTAAAAAATATAGGCAGAGTAGTTTTATTTATAACTGGAGATGAAGGAAATTTATTTGATATTGATAAAATAACGCATGGAAATATATCTATTTGGGTTCAATGCCCGACAAGAAAACACCAAAAATATAATAAACTTCCTATAGGTGCACCACATCATATTAAAGACAACATCCCCGAATATACAGAAAAAACACATACTGCATGCTTTGCTGGGCAAATTACACATAAGAGAAGACAGCAATTAGCAGACATAATGCCAAGTATTAAAGATTCTATTTATAAACCTACTGATGGCTTTGCCAAAGGCGATGAACCAAAAGAATATTATAAAAATTTGTTTAGTGCTAAAATTGCTCCCGCTCCTGCAGGCGCTGTAAGTATGGATTCATTTAGATTTTTTGAAGCAATTGAAATGCTTTGTCTGCCTATTGCAGACTTAAGAAACTCTAAAGGGCATAAAGATAATTTTTATCATTATATTTTTGATGAAACATTGCCATTTCCATCAACTAGTAATTGGTCAGAATTGCCAGAGATTATTAAATCAATATTAAAGGATTATCCAAACAATATGCATCATGTAGTTTCTTGGTGGATTAAATATAAAAGAGATTTTGCAATTAAACTTATGAAGGAGATATATGCATAAGAATGACGTAACAATTATTGTTGTAACATCAGTTCTTCCAGATCACCCAGACACTTCTATCCTTGATGAAACAATTAACTCCGTAAGATATCATTTTCCTGATAACGAAATCATATTGCAGATAGATGGCTTGCGTGAAGAAAGACTAAATAGAAAAAATGATTATGATGAATTTAAGAACAGAGTGTTATGGAAATGTTTGCATGAATGGAAAAATGTTTTACCAATAATTTTTGACAAACATAGTCATCAGACAACAATGATGAAAGAAACAATTGGTTTAATAACTACATCAATATTATTGTATGTTGAGGGAGATGCTCCACTTGTTACTGAAGAGCCTATAGATTGGCAAAAATGTTTAGATATGTTTGAGTATAATGAAGCAAAAACAATTAGATTTCACTTTGAAGCATCTATTCCAAGATCACATGAGCATTTAATGTTTGGTCTTAGTGATGATTTTATGAAAACAGCACAATGGAGCCAAAGACCACACCTATCTTTAGTGTCGTATTATAGAAATGAGATTATGCCAAGATTAAAGGATCATTCGTTTATAGAAGACATTATCCATGGCGCTATACAAGATGATATTTTGCCCTATGACGTATTTGATAAAGAAGGATGGGACAAACATAAACTTTGGATCTACCATCCAAAAAATAATATTAAAAGATCTTACCATTTAGACGGACGCAGGGGTACAAGAAAATTCACATCAGATGATGACGTATGGGGATATACTGAATGAGACTTGGAATTATTGCTAGATCAGACAATACTGGGCTGGGATACCAAACAAAACAGTTAACAGATATGTTAAAACCTAGCAAAGTAATGTTAATTGATTTTTCTCAACATAACAATAATAAACAACATCCTGAATGGTATAACGGATATGAAGTAATAAATGTTCTTGGTATACCAGATAGCAGGGATATCGATAGATTTTTAAAAGATATAGACGTTGTATTAAGTTGTGAAACATTCTACAACAATGACGAACTGATATTAAAGGCTAGAGATAAAGGAATTAAAACAATTCTTCAGTATAATTACGAACTTTTTGGGAACCTATCAAAAAAGAATATGGAATTACCAAATGTTTTAGTATCTCCTAGTTCATGGAAAATAGATGATATTGAGTTTAAATTTGGCAGAAAAGCAAAAGTAGTTCACTTGCCACCGCCAACAAACACAAATCTATTTGACGGTGCTAGTAAAATTAATAGATCAAAAACTCATAATCGCATACTGCACATTGGTGGAAAACGTGCTGCACAAGATAGAAATGGAACCAACACAATAGTTAATATGTTGAAATATTCTAAAGCAGATTATGAACTAGTAATAAGGACGCAAACCAAACTTGATCTAAACTTTAATGATGATCGTATTGTATTAGATTATAATGATAGTGTAGATAGAGAGTCAATGTACGTTGGCTTTGATGCTATGGTCTTGCCTAGAAGATATGCTGGACTATGTTTACCTATGAATGAGTCTTTGCTTAGTGCCCTGCCAGTTTTTATGACAAATATCGCCCCCAACCATAAAGTGCTTCCAAAAAAATGGTTAGTAGAGTCACATCTAATTGAACAGTTTAAAGCAAAAACTATGATAAATGTTTATGAAGCAGATTTAAAAAAACTAGCAGGACTTATTGATAATTATGTTGCACTTAGTAATGAACAAAAAAATATTGAAAAAGAAGAAGCCTTGTCCATAGGATATGAAAACTTTGCTCCAGAGGCACTACTGCCACAATACATTAAATTAATTAATGAATAACTACTCTTCATAAATTGTTTTATTTTTAAACTCTTTAGATAAATATAAATCTTTTAATTCTAAAAATGATCCACTCTCCGTTGATAAAAATGGATATTTGTTTGCCTCGTAGTCATAAGATAATGGTGCAAAATTTTCTGATTTATAAACTTTAACATCTGATATTTCTTTTGACTCATCATTAAATGTATTGCCATAAATAGATCGATACAACAAATTATGATTTATTCTTAAAATATTATCAAATTTTTCTTTTGACATTTTCATCGGTACATGTATTTCATAGTTTAATGGATTATCAATACCCATCTGTAAAAGTTTATCTTGTGTTATTTTTAATCTATTTATATAAGAACTTCTTCCAAGTATAGTTTCATAAGCATCAATTTTATTTTCTAATGTGCCACTGTAATATGAAACTATTGTATCAATTGGTTTAATAATAAAAAAATCATCATTCATTAAAACAAAATCATCTGGGATATCAGATGTGTTACATATTGTTTTAAAATTATTAAAAGCATTTTTATATTTAGAATATTTTTGATTTACTGGTATATATTGCCCAACATACCAATCTGGTTTACCACCAACTACCCATAGACTGTCTACATTGCAATTTTTAACAACAGACCTTATAGAATAACGAAGTTCTTCGTTGTTTCCATCTTTGCATATATAAACAAAATTCATAACATCTCCAAAATAATATGAGGCAGACTAATTAAAGTCTGCCCCACACTTATTAATATATTACTTAACTACCTTTTTTGCTGTAGTAGCCTTTTTTGTAGCCTTCTTTTTCACTGGCTTAATAGTCTTCATTGCATCATCAACATCCTTTGCGATTGCATCGAACTTGCCAAATGCTGGATCTTTTGGATTTGCTGCACGAAGAACTACTGGGACTAGAGCAGCCACCAGAGCAGCCCACATGTCCTTTGGATCGGTAACTCCCGCTGTGTATAGTGCAACTACACCAGCAAGTACAGAGCGTCCGTATGAGGCTCCCATAGCCTTTAGTTGTGCTTGATTCATTTACTCACCTCTTTCTATTATTATTATACACTAAAACTAATAAGTAAAATTTTTTTTATTTCTAATTTGTTTTTTTAATTTAATCTTATTTATTAGTTTTTTTATTTTATTTATCATCTGAACCTTTTCCATTGTCTTGAACAATAGGAAGAAGTTTTCCTATCACACTAGACAAAAATGTTGGGCTATTTAAATCATCAACCCTAGTATTATTCATTTCTTTGCGACAATCTTCAATAACATTATTTACAATATCAATTGTATCCTCAATATATTTGAATGCCCATTCCCTTGAGTCTGATAAAAATTTAACAAATCCTTCGTTAGTTTCATCTTTAAACATTGATGAATTTTCTATTTGATCTTTCATTGCTGACATCATGGCAATAGCAATTTGATTATCTAATAAACTTTGATTGAGAGCACCTTGTATTTGATATGCTCTATAAATCATATAAATATTAAATGCTGATAGCCCAATAATTACCCAGTTATACCACTGCATTTCGCTCCTCATGTGTTGGCCAATAGTAATTGCATTTTTCACAACATGGTTCATTGTATGGACTAATTGTTGCATACTGATACTTGTTATAAAAAATAGGATCCTTTTTAAATAGATTAGCCTTGTGAGTTGTTGTAATACGCATTACCTTATTATCATTAAGCCAGAATGATGGTGGAGTTTTTCCCCATCTATCCGAACATTTTTCTTTAAGATCATTAAGGTTGTTTTCATTGTTTATTGTCTTAATCCCACGAACCTTAGCCTCTTCTATCATGTGCTGTATATAAGACCACAGACCAGCCTCATAGCCCTTCCACATAAGCACTGCAGGGTGATTACGCCATGCCCCAGACGGTGACTCTCCTGACAACACCTTGAGTATTTGATACCCCTCAAGGATTTGTTTATTAAGTCTTTTATTGTCTAAGGATTTTGCGGTATATGAAATATTACTAGATGGAAGAAATGTTTGCATTAAACAACCTTAAGGGTATTGCAACGAGTACAGCCAACATATGTATTACCAGTAAATGGACATGCTCCAGCATCTACAAGAGCATGACCTTTAAATTTACATACAATTTTTTTGATAATCATAATCCTAATTCTTTTCTTTTTTTTGTAGCAGAGATTGCTTCTATATCTTTATCTAAACCAACCTGCTCAATCTTATATCCAACATCACGTCCATACACTATGTTTGTTATGTTAGGCATTTTGATTACAAATGGAAAGTTTAAACTGGCATCTTTCCTAATATATCCATTAACTTCTTCATAAGAGAGCGGATCTTTTTCGCTAGTCCCTTGAGTATCCCTAACACCAAGCACCACCTGTTCTGTTCTTTTCTTTGCTTCAAAGTATAATGCATTATGACCCTCATGCCAAGGCTGGTAACGACCTAGCATTAGCGTTGTAGGGGCTTTCCAGTCTGGTAAATTATACTTATCTATAATATATTGTACCCTATCATCTGATTCTATTGTACTGTCAAAAGACTCATCATAAAGAATGGGATCTTCCCAAAGTTTATTTGTGTCTTCAAACCTTCCTTCTTTAATTCTATTCATCCAAATTAAAATATCTGGTTTACCAAAAGCATCTCTTGTTTTTTCGGTAGGGCAAATAAAATCTACAACTACAACCTGACCTTGCTCTGATAACATTTTTGCAATAGCACCAAGTCTACGAGCATTCTCTACTCTATCTTCTATAGAAAATCCTAAATCAGAGTTAATTGTTGACCTAACATAATCAGCATTAACATGAATAGCATTAATTCTAGAAGATAGTTTTGTCGCCAAAGTGGTTTTACCAGATCCAGGAATACCAATTATTTGTATAATCATTTTCCACCCGTCCTAACTAACATAACTATAGCCCCATTTTCTTCTAAGGCTTTTTTAACCCTTACCATATATTCTACAGCAAGTCTCTTATCTCTGTCAAATAACTTCATAAAACTTGCTTCGTCTGCTCTTACTGTAATAAAATGCTCATTATCAATAATATCTACACCAAATCCATTTGGTGGGGCAATAGATCTAACGGCTCGCCTCATTGCGTCTGTATACATTATTCTTCTCTTTTCCAGTGAAAGAATGACTTTATATAAACTGCAGCATAAGCAACGGCGGAAAATATAAAACCATACTGTTTTGTTATCAGTGCATATGTAATCCATAACACCTCATTGGCGCAAAGTATTAACCAACCCCAAATCGTTTTGCGACCTACAAAGTAGATGCCTGCTACTCCTATTACTGCTAATACCCACGACCACCACATGATTAAACCTATCTCTTAGTATTCTATTCTACCAGACCTGGATAATCTGTGCAAATGCCATAAACATTATTATATTTATAATCTAAATTTAAATCAACTATAATTGATTTTTCTGTAACATTTTTTCCTGGATATGTCCATATATACCCATTGCTTGTTAAAGTAAAATCATCTTCTTGATGCCAAAAAAACATATGTTTATTTCTATCTAATGCATTTAAAGCATTGATATTTTTACAATGAAACCAGGACACATCTTTAATATCATCTATAAATCTATCTCCTACTGGATATTGTGAAAAATCATGACCTAAGTACCAAGTAGATTCTATCAGTCTAATATCAATCTCTACATTAAATCCCTTTTGTATTGCATGGTAAATAAGCCCAGGACTATTCTCTAGTGGACTTGGACCATCAACATTTCCTCTGTGTGCTATTTTAATCATTCTTACTCCTATTATATAAATAATAGTTCAAATCTTCTGGAGTACCTATTCCCCACATTTTTTCAACTGGTAAAGCATAAATCTTTTTTTCATCTAAAATAGCCTCGTTAAATGCTGGGCATGTATAAAATTCATTATTTACACGAATATCTTTATTAATCATTTGTTTTGCATATTTTATAAAATCTGACCCATGTTTCCAATAGTATATTCCTACCGTTGCATTATCACTAATAGGTTTTTTTTCAGCAACTTCTAAAACTAATCCATCTGAGTCTGTTTTTGCATAAGACCACTTTGGATGTGATGATTTAAATGTTGCTATTCCACCGTCTGCATTCTTGCTATATAAATCATATAAAAACTTTTTACTGTCCCATTCAACAATTTGATCTGAGTTTGCTATAAAAAGTGGACTATTGTTGTTTATATACTCGGAGGCCATTAAGCAGGTTCTTGCAGCACCGTCTGTAATTCCATTTATTTTTATTATGTTGCAATTAGGTGTAATTCTATTAAGCAAGTATTCTAAACCATATTTATCATAATGTTCTTGTTGTACAACATAAGTATATTTTGCATTAATACCCAAACTATTTACTACAGCCTGTATCATTGGCATATTATCAACTTCTATCAATGGCTTTGGAAATGAATATCCAGCATCAAAAAATCTACTACCCATTCCAGCCATTGGAATTAAAACGTTTAAACTATTATCATTCCACATACTTTTTGAATTTTTTAAATAATCAATTGCAATATTTATTTTTTCTAAACACAAGTCAGATCTATTTGTAATTTCAAAAAGTTTTGCTTTGCTATCTATTGCTGCAAGTTTTCCAACAATACTATCTTCAAATATTGCTGTATCTTCTGGCAAAAGACCAAAAAATGACATTGCCTTCCAATACATTTCTGGATGTGGTTTAGCAAACTTAACGTCTTCGCTGCTTACTATATAATCTACAAAGTCAATAATTCCAAGAGATCTTAAACAACTTTCAACTGTTAATTTTATACTATTGCTTGCAACAGATATAAACATATTATTTTTTTTAATATGTTTAAACAAATCAATAAGTTCATAATCTATTGATAGACCATCTAATGCAATTTTAGTAGCATTCTGTTTTTCAGTATAAATTTGTTCATAGTATTTTTGTTCTAAACCTTTACTCTTTGTTAAAATTTTTAACTTATCTTTTGTTGGTAGGCCTTCATAAATTTTAGAATGTTCTTCTTTTGATATGATATATTTTTTATCAACATTTTTTAAGGCACAGTTTAATGCAACAAAATGTATTTCTTTGCTGTCAATTAACACTCCATCAAGATCAAAAACAATTAATTTGTTCATAATATTATTTTATCATATACAACGAATGTGCAAATTCAGACCAGGCATAATGAAACGCATATCCAAAATGTGGCTCTTGATCATCTCTTTTGTCATAAGCGTCTATCAAACAATCTAAATTTTTATTTTGATCAATACATGTAAATATATCATTAAAAAATTTTTTTTCATCTATTTGATAAAAAGTTTTAAAATAGTTATAAAGTTTTTCATCAGATTTATTTTTATATAAGTCAACTATATTTTTATTTTTTATTAAAGTATATCTGTTAAGTAAGAATTGTGTCCAAGTAAAAGAAATTAATTTTATGTTATTTGAATTACAATACTGTTCTAACATTAAATATACATTATGAGATAAAATAGTAGCAAGATAGTTTGTCTGATGATTCTGCTGTGCATCATCATGTAGATAAATAACGTCTCTTCCAATATTTGGAAAGTTAATAAAAATACAATCTGGATTGCCAAACATTTTACAGTATTTAAAAATGTTACTTATTATTTCAAAGTTTGATCCTGCTGGAATTCCAAGATTATAGAAACCACTTAATGACTCTTTTTCTTTTATTTTTTCATAAACTAAAGTTGGCCATAAATAATCTTGTGGCATTCCAACTCCAAAGGTGTTTGAACATCCAGCAAATAAAATATGCTTGCCATTATGTTTATCAGTAAAATCATCTGATCTAAATCCATAATTGTTTAAATAGTATGTACTTGGATCATCTGATAAATAATTTATTTTTTGTTTTTTTTGAGAGTCGTATGTAGGTCTATCAACAAAACAATTTGTTTTTATTTTTTCATTATCAAATGCCCATAGTGGCACAATAAAATCATTTAAGTTTATATTTTTTTTATGAAATTTAAAAAGATTCATTGTTTAATAACACCCCAACTATTTTATTTTTTTCTAGTTTATCTACTAAATCTTTTGAGTTAGAATTATACTCATTTTGTATTGATATATATGTGTGGTTTTTTGACCAGGCTATATCTCTATATTGTCCATGAGTTGATGTCCTTTTCATACGAGATTTTGTCTCAACATTATATGATGATGTCTCTAGTGGTGTGTATATTTCTACAATGTTAGATTTATTTGGCATCATTAACATATTTAACAAACCGCTTCCAGTCAAACCGATTAGTGTTTTAACAGAACTAAAATATTTTATTTGATCTTCAAATGTTTTAAATGTTTCTGGAATAACTATCTCGCAACCATTATTTTTAAAAAATTCTTCAATTAAATATTCGTTATTTTGTCTATCCATATTAATATATTTTTGTGATTTTACATTTCTTGACAAATATACAACTTTATTTGCAACTTCATCTTTTGAATATTCGCTAAACAAATTAGAAAGCAAGTCAAGGTTTTGCAACTTAAGTTCTGTGTCTTTGAAGATGGCACAGTTATCTGTTTTAATAATAACATTTTTATTTGGATGTGATGTATTATTAATTTTATTAAGTTCTTGCATTCTTTTTGGAGAAGAGTTTATTATTGTAAAATTAATATGTTTTTTTTCTAATACTTCTAAAAAAAATTTAAAAAATGCTGGTCCATCTTTATCATAAAAATAACTAGGAATATCTGAAGAATCTAAAATGAATTCAAAATCACCCCACGAAGGACTAGACTTAAAATTTTTGTCTAAATATAAAATTTTTGCAAGATTGTCTATTAAATTATGATATATTCTTGGATGTAAACCTATAAGTATTTTATTGTTTGTTGAAGTTAGGTCTAATATACTATAATTGTTTTCTTTTATAAAATCATTATTCCTTGCTACATAAACATGGTTGTTAGACTGATACTCAAGGTATCTAATATTTTTATCATAATTGATATGCATATGTATTGGAATATTATTTATTAACATTTAACCCTCAATTGTTAAATTTTCCCAGATTTCAGCCCACCTAGGCTTGGTCTTATGATTGTTGAATTCTCTCGAAATGTTTCCCTTGTCTAAGTATACTCCGCCCCATACTCCATACTCTTTTTCAGATATACCGACAGCAAAGCAGGTTCTGGCAACTGGGCAAGCAATGCATACATTATCTACTCCATGTCTAATGTTTGGATTATCTTCATATTTATCAAAGAATAAATTTGTATCATAATCAAGACAAGCAGCATCTTCTTTCCATAAATGTTTATTCACTATAACTCCAAATGTTTTTGGCTTATCTTCCATCCATTTTGATCTGGAGCATAGACTGTTTTAACATACCAATTGCCATCAACAAATGCACCATTTGTTTGGTATATTGCTGTTTTAGACTTTGATAGATGAATTACATTCCACCCATCCCATCTTAAACTTGAATTAGCAGAAACGATTTTTTCCATCTGATCTAATGTTGTGATATTCATAATTTCCTTAGTATGAGAATACGTTCAGTTCAACATTGTTAGATTGTGCAAGTGAAGCCAACTTTGATATATGCTGATTAGGCTTACTAAAATACGCAAAATAATTAATGTCGTTCATATTTTCTTCAATCCATTGTGGATTTGTTTTGTAAAACTTTACCCTTATGCCTCTTGCCTTTAATCCTTTTTCAGATACATTACAAAACTCAGAAACAAAAGAGTGAACTTGCTGTGGACCAACTGAATAAACTATGTAATCTTCATTATCTTGTTTAATAGATGAAAGAGCAATCCCCATAGCACGAAGAAATATCTGGTAGTCATTGAACTCATTTGTCCCCTGCACCACGACCTTCATTTTTACTCCTGTCAGTTAGTTTATCTAGTATATTAAGCATTTTTTTTAATTCTTCTTCTGACATACCTTCTGTATTTACAGGAGATGTTGTTGATCGATCTACATGACCATCTTCAACATTGGCTTTATAAAAAATATTTTTATGAACCCAGTATGCATAATCTTCAGTTATTAAAACATCTATAATACTTTCTCTATTACGTTTTGTTAACTGAGTATCTTTTACATCAATTGGAACCAAGTCTGGCAAAAATGGGCCAATAATATGATGTATGCTGCTTTGTCGATATTTAATTTTAGACTTTTTTTCTTTAGGCTTTATTATATAAAGTATAGCAAGAATAGCCATCGTTGTCAAGAACGATACAAGAAAATCATTCATGTATCTATTGTAGCACTACTTATCTTTTTTCATGGTAAACACGTTTAAGTTCTTTTAAAAAGTTTTGTAGTGTTTCATTTAAGTCATTAATTTCATTTTTATCAAATGCTTTTTTTGTTAACTTTACCGTTGGACTTTGTTCAAATAAATCCATGTCAACAAAACCCTTTTCCCATAATGCCATAACCTCTGTATTCAACATTGACATGTGCATTTTATAAAGATCAGGGTCAACATCTTCTAGTTTTTCTGTAAAACGATAAAGTGGTTCGCCATCTTCGGCAAATCCTTCAAATGAAACAGCACCTTTATCAATTAAATTAATTAGTGCAAATTCTGCAGCCTCGTCTGGTGTCATTAGTGTGACTCTCCCTTACTGCGATTTTCGATCAGTCTTTCTCTTTCATCAAGTACTGAATATGCATAAGCCATCATCTTTCTGGATCCTTCAATGTCATTCATGATTTTTCCATAATGATGTCCACAAAACATTAACTCTCCATTAACACCAGTTACAGATACATAAGCCTGTGAAGAACAACCATCGCATCTATCTTGTGCAGTCAACAGCCATTTACGCTCTTCTACTTTTTCTTCAGTGCCCATCTTAAACATATTATACCCTCTTATTGTCGGTGGAATAAAAACCCTTACCATTAAATTGTACACCAAAAGAAGTGTATTGTCTAGTCAGAACCACACCACATTTTTCACAGTTGTACTGTGGCTCTGACTCTACTATTGATCTAGTTTTAATTATTTCTGTATTACATTCAATACATTTATAAACATAGTCTGGCATTATTTTATTTTCTTGTTAAACCTTGCCCACACACGTTCGTGAATATAATATGCACAGGATTCCCAGGCAATATATGCAAGAGATCCTAAACTAGCATATTCCCATTCACGAGTAAATGCATAAATAACACCATATACAAAACCAATGTGGACAAACTGCCAACTAATTGTTTTTAATAAACTTCTTTTATTTGATTCCACTTATTTTGCTGCCTTTTTTGCTGCCTTTTTTACAGGCTTTGGTGCTGGCTTTGCAAGTTTAACTGCTAATGGCTGTCCCTCTTCACCTTTATAAACTGGACGACCCCAGGCAACGACTCCATTAATCAACTTTTTGCCATTGTTTTTAACATATGCACGAGTTTTTTCTACGCACATTCCGCCATTTCTTTGGTCTCCCTTTGCAGTTCCTGAAGTGTTTCCTTCAATAACTTGAATTGTTCCATCGCCATTATTCTTAATACAAATACCGACATGTGAAATACGATTCACACCATCTTCTGGGAAATCAAAATAAATCCAGTCTCCTGGAGTTGGATCATCATTACGAGCATCTGACCAACGATTATTTTTCTTAAACCAATCTGATGCTGCTACTGTTGATGCTGACTTTGGATACTTCTTTGGATCTAGCCCAGAAGTAAATGCACACCAAGAAACGAATGATTGGCACCATGGCTGAAAATTCATGCCAGTCCATTTGCCGTACTTTGTTTCATTATCTTTTGGACCTTCAATAGTTCCAACTTCTTTCTTAGCGATTTCAATAATCGCTTCTACTGTACCTTTTTCTGCCATGTTATTCTCCTTTTATTTGTAAATAGGAAAGTTATATGTTTTTTCCCATTCAATTATATCATGCTCGTCATTAAGCAGGGGCTGGCCCTTAATATTTAAACTTGTATTTAATAATACTGGGACCCCTGTTTCTAAAAAAAACTTATTCAATACTCGCCATAAACCAGAATGCTGTTCTCTATTTACTGTTTGAACTCTACTTGTTCCGTCAATATGAACAACAGATGGTATTTGACTAGGTCTTAAACACTTTACGGCATACTGCATATAAGGACTAGTAAAAGACATGTCAAACCATTTTGATGCGTATTCTTCCATAACTACTGGGGCAAAAGGTCTAAATAGTTCTCTTTGTTTTATTTTGTTTACCTTATCTTTAATGCTAGGATCTCTAGGATCTGCCAAAATACTTCTATTCCCTAATGCTCTAGGCCCATATTCTGCTCTACCGTTTGCAACTGCAACTATTTTATTTTTCTTTATTGCCTCAAAAATTTCTACTGCTGGATACTTATCTCCAATTTTATGACCTAAATAAGGTCCTTGCCAATCAAGATGTTTGCCATATAATGCTGCTGCTGCCCCCAAAGACGAACCAGCATCTCCAGGATTAGGCATAATCCAAACATCTTCAAATATATCCCATAGTTTTGTATTAGCAGAACAGTTTAATGCACAACCACCCATAAAAACTAACTTTGTTTTTTTTGTTTTTTGTTTTGCATATCTCATAAATTCTATAAGCCTGTCTTCATAAACTTTTTGAACCGCTGCTGCAATGTCAAATTTATCTTGTTCTAAAATTGTATGTGGCCAATCATGTATTCCTTTATGAAGATTATATTTTTGTCCATTAAAAACAGGAAAATATTCATCTACCTTTTTTAAATATTTTGATGGATCACCATAACCAGCCATGCCCATAAAAATATACTCTTCTTCATTTGGTTTTAATCCTACAAGTTTTGTAAATGCTGAATAAAATAATCCAAAACTTATTGGATAATTAATTGATTCAATATGATTTATTTTATTTCCTTCACCAGTCCAAATTGTAGACGTGTTCCACTCACCAATAGCATCAAGAACAACTATCAATGCATTATCAAACTTACTTGTATAGTATCCTGCTGCTGCATGTGAGTAATGGTGTTTAAAGTTTACCCTTGGTATTCCTAAAAGATCAAATTTAGGTTTCCAATCTGATGACCCACCAAATAACAGCCTAGATTTTTTTAAATATGGTTTTTCATAATATGCAATCTTATCTGGTTTGCCATAGTTAAATGCATCATTAATCAACTGTTGATTGATATACCAGTCATTTTTTTGTTTGCTGTATCTTTCTGCATGCCCTGCAAAAAGTATTTCTCCATCTTTAATCAAAGATACAGATGCATCGTGAGACGTTTCGTTAATACCTAATATAATCACGAGCCTCTTGTAAGAATCGAACTTACGCATCCCGCTTACAAGGCGGGGGCACTACCACTATGCTAAAGAGGCAACACTACTAATTAATTTTAACATATACCTTGTTATTTGTAAAATCAGCAACTGAAATACTTAAACCATCAAGTGTTATTGATGTATTATTATCGTGTAACTCTTTAATAAGAACATATGGTGCATGTCCATGCCAAATTGAAGTGTCTACCAAATAAACAATAACAGTGTTTTTTCCAAAATAATATTCTGATTGTGTTCTATATTCAATAAATATTGATTTGCCATCTGATATTTTAATTGAAATTAACCTGTTCTCATTTTTTAAATTTAACGAAAACAAATTTATAAAAGAATTTGAATTTTTTGTCAAACATAAAACATTTTTATCTTCTATCCATCCAGCAGACCATCTATGCCATCCAAGAATGTCGGCGTTATATGCGTTAGCCATAAAATCCCAATTTTTCATTGGATTTGAGAAATCAAAATGGTTATACAAATCTTCAAAACCTAGCCAACCATGACCCAACTCGTGAGCAATTATTTCCCAGGTTCCCGATGTTTGTCCGCCATCTAATACGACAGTATGTATTTTTTCTCCATGGAAATCAAAATAATTTCCTTTTGTTTTTAGCAATCCCCCTGCAAAATAGTATTTCGTTTTATTATTGGTCTGTATTGCAACTATGTCATATGAGGAAAGTTTTAATTCTTTACTTGAATTGTTAAATATTTCCTGGACCAATGAATCCTGACTAACCTTTTTGCCGTTGGGAGAAAGTCCATACTGATCCATGGTGTTTGGCAATCGGACCCAATAGTCTTTTTCCGCAATCTTGTAGGCTAAATTTGCTTTTCCATATGAATTAAATGAAAAATATTTTTTTACTTTCTTCATTTGTTCTTCTAAGTTCTTGAAATCTGAATCATCAAAGATCAAATCTTTAAAGGAGACTGGCAAAACAATTAATGACAACTCTTGCGGATTTTTAAAATTACTGTAGGTAAATCGTTCAAAGCCTGATGAAACGAGTTGCACATTTTTATTTACTGTAGCGTCTACTATTTTGCAGGCATCTATTTCTAGATAGGTTCCAAGTGAATCAGGTATGGGAGTGGGTGTTGGAGTTGGACTTGAGGTTGCACTTGGAGTAGGAGTTGGCTTAACAATTACTACGCCCTTGTTCCAAACCAACTTCTTTCCTGATTTAATGCATGTGTAAACCTTGTCTTGATTAGTAACTTTCTGCTTATAGATCTTGCATGTAGATCTAGGAGTTATATTTTCGGCGTTAGCGCTACCTATTGATGAAACAAAAAAAAATATAATTGTTATAAATGTTAAAAGTTTTTTCATATAAAAATCCTAATGACGTGTTCGCATGGGTCGCCCCCTGCTTCCCACTCTTCTATTTCTTCTTGACTCATAAACTCGTATCCACCATCATGTGTGTGACAATATGGGTTACTTACCCAACCTCTTTCAATTCCATTTGTAAGCCAAATACCAAATTCTTTTTCTCCTGCTGATAAATCTTCTTCACCTAAATGATTCATAACTATATTTTATCCTTAAATGCTAACTGTGTCAATAGGACCCATACATGATGTTGAGAATTTAATTGCAGATGCAACTGCACCAATAGATCTTTTACGTGCATCCTTTTGATTTTCTGTAGCAAACAAATACCCCATTGCATATGACGAGCCAGAACCCATTGTAAGATATTCATTATTATATTGAGTTAATGACATGTCTGCTGCACTATGTTCAAAGATTTCACCTTTAACGCAAATGATCATTCCAAAATCAGAATCTTTTGAAACGTCTACCCACCAATCATTATAAAAATCTCTAAGTTCTTTGATAAACTTTGTATACATAAATTTTTGTATATTGTTTCCAGTTGGAATAGATGGTTTAAAATTATGTCGAATGCGTTCGCCATCCATACTGCCTGCATAACCGATAATATACGGACCTAATTGCCAAACTTTTGGCGTGGAAGATGCAAGCATCATATCATCATCAGATACACCACGTTCACCAGACATATAAATTTTATCTTCTTTACGAACAGCAACAATACAAGTCACAAATACCCCTTTAATAGCACCTAAATCAATTGTACCATCAGAGGGGTATCGTGTCAAACAACCCAGACCAAAATGTCCTATTTGCCCTTTTTGTCCACCGCAGAAAACGCATTATTGATTTCTTGAATGGTCAGTTTTCCGTCATCCAGAAAGCCCCTAGCGAGTCTTTCAACTACTGTTGCAACTCCTAATGTGCCAGCCAAAATAACAGCCTTTGCTGTGCTAATTCCTACTACTGCTCCAGCACCTATTACGGATAGTCCTGATGCTGCAAATACTGCAATAATACGCATAATAATATTATTAATGCTTGCGATAGCGCCAGATCCAACTTGGGTAGGCTCTTCAATTTGTTTTGCTCTTGCCATATTTAGTCCCCCTCCCTATTTCTTATTGGACTTGTGATTATCCAAAGAGTTGTAGTCGCCATGATTCCATAACCAACTATTGTTTTTGCACTACCATCTAATACTACCCAGGCAATAAACATTCCAAGAAGGGTCCATGCCTGATCTATTAGATCTTTTATTATATTTTTTATTATTCTTACCATTTTCTTCCTCCTCTTGAACCTGGTGAGTTGGCTCCTGAGCCCCCACCAGAACTTCCTCCGCTACCTGAACCTCCTGTAGCGCCACCTGCTGCTACTGCTGCTGCGTTAATTGCTGCACCTGTTGCAACAACTGTTGCCACAACCATATCTGTTGCTTCTTCTCGTTCTTCCTCAGTCATATCTGCACCAATACTTCCAAGGGCTGCTAATGCTGCTCCTGGGTCAGTAAATGCTGCTTCTAATAATGCTCCTGGGTCTTGAACTAATTCTATGTTTGCAGCAACTTCAGCAGTAATAATAAGTGCGTTTCCATTTTCGTCAGTGCGTAGTTCTACTGGTGTTTCTGGTGGAAGATCTGCGTATGAAACTCCAGATGCCTGTACTTCTGCTGCTGAAATTGATTCTCCTGGCTTAAGATCTTCTATTAATGCTGCTACTACAACATCTTTTTGTTCTTCAGTTAATTCTTTACCATCTTTTGCATCTTCAAGTATTTCGTTTAATTCTTCTTCTTCTGCTTTTGCTTCTTCTTCAGCAGCCTTTTCTTCTTCTAATTCTTTTGCTTCGACTTCTTCAGCAATTCTTTTTTCTTCTGCAAGTGCTTCAGCCTCTGCTTCTGCCTTTGCTTTTGCAATTGCTTCTTCTTCTGCTGCTATACGCTCAGCCTCTGCCTTTGCTTCTTCTGCAAGTCTTTCTTCTTCCGCTATGCGCTCTGCCTCTATGCGTTCAGCCTCTGCTTTTGCTTCTGCTTCTGCTTTTTCTTCTGCTTCTTTAAGTTCTGCTGCAATGCGATCTGCTTCTTCTTGGGCTTCTATCTCTGCTTGAATTCTTGCTGCTTCAATCTCTGCTGCTTCACGGTCAGCCTTTTCTTTTAGTTCCAATTCTGCTTTAATTCTTTCTGCTTCTTGTGCTGCTTGAAGTGCTGCAATTCTTTCAGCCTCTGCTTGAGCTGCTGCTGCCTGGGCTGCAATTAATGCTGCTGTTTCTGCCTGTATCCTTGCTGCTTCTGCTTGTTGTGCTGCTGCTAATGCTGCAGTTGTTGCAGCAATTTCTGCTTCAGTTGGCCCAGTTGGTATTGTCACAGTTGTTGTTTCGCTAGGTGTAGGTGTAGTGACTGTTGATGTTTCACTAGGTGTTGTCACGGTTTCTGTTTCAGGTGTTGGCGTTGTGACTGTTATTGTTTCAGGTGTAGGTATTGTTACTGTTATTGTTTCAGGTGTAGGTATTGTTACTGTTGCTGTTTGAGAAGGGCTAGGGGTTGGAGTAGGGGTAGGCTCTGGAGCAGGGGCTACATATGTAGAACCAGTAACAACATTTGAATTTGCAGAGTAAAGGGAGAAGGTATCGTTATCTGATCTAATATGAAATGACCATATTGTTCCTGCTGGCATAAGACCATCTAGCAAGGAATGGTCAATTGTAATTGTTGTATTTAAAGAGTTTGGTCCGCCAACATTTCCAGTAGCAATTCCCCAACCATTACATCCAGTACAATTAAAACTAATTGCATATCTTTCTGGTTGAGTGTTTCCAGTGTCTGGTGCTTCCCAACTTAAAACTGTTGATGTTTCTCCACTACTTATTGTTAAATTTCTTGGAGGTCCTATTGTTTTTACTACTGGTGCTGATTGTGAAGTAAATGCTGATGCTGGAATAATATCCATAGATCCAGACTGATCCCAATGAAGGAATACATTTGCTCCCCCGCCATTTTCATAATACATTAATTCTATTGTTTTTGGAATACCTGCTGTAAATGATATTGGATCACTAATAGTACCTCCACCGCCTTTATCACGCCAGTCATCTGCTACTAAGACTCCATCAATGTAAAGCTTTGTACCATCATCTGCTGTTGCTAAAAATGATATATTTTGAGTAGAATCGCTTCTAATTGACCCAGTAAATCGTACGATAACATCCTCTGAAGGGCCACCTAATACACTACCAGAACCCCACTGGAAGTCAATGTTAGGTACATTAGTCGTGACGACTGGAGAGGCTCCCTGGGGTATGTAGGGAGAGCCATTTTGTCCTAGTACATTATAGACTTGAGCAGTCAAACCTTCTGCTGCGTGGGCTTTATCAATTATTAAAAGCAGGGGAAATAGAGCAAGGGATAAAACCAATGCTACTCTCAATAACTTTTTAATCTTTAACTCCTTATAGTCGTAGTGGTGATATGACTAATAAGGCTATTATATCATTTTATTGCAACAAAAAAGAGGGCCAGCACTAAAACTGACCCTCTTATTGTTAAGGTATTAAGCCTTTACCTTCTTAGCAATCTTTGCAACTACCGTTGCAAGTGACTTGATTTGTGCTTGAAGTCCAGCAATTAACTTAGCTACAGACTCTGAAAGAGCTGCAACTGCATCTGTTGCTGCTTGTGCTGCTGCAGTTGCAGCATCTGCTGCTTTAGCTGCATCAAGCGCTGCAGTTGTTGCTGCGTTAGAAGCCTCTAGAGCTTCTTTTGCTGCATCTGTTGCTGCCTTCTGTGCAGAATCTTCAACAAGTGCCTCTGCAGAAACTACAACCTGACCTGCTACTGGAAGAGATGATCCACCAGTTGCTGTAATCTTAATTGTATTTTGTACAAGTGGCATAAAGACCTTGTATGTCTTAACTGTTGCTGTATCTGTTGTTACAGAAGCAGATGTTAGTACATCAGATGCTGATCCAAATGCATAGTTAGAAACAATTCCACCTGTAGCAAATAGATTAGCGTGTGTCTTACCAGATACTGGAAGACCTGCTGCATCTAGAACCTGAACTGTAATAGTCGCTGCTTCTCCTGGAAGGTACTGAGCCTTATCAAAAGACAACTTGACAGTTGCTGCTGCACCCTCTACACGAGTTGCAACTGGTGCAGATGATACTGTTCCTGACTTAACAGTTACAGCAACTCCACCTGTCTTAACTCCTGTAAGAGTAAATAGTGCTTCACCATTTACGATTGTTGCTGCAGTTCCTGAATCAGATACCACTGAAACATCGCTTGAGAAAGCATTAAGTGTTCCTGCTCCAACTGTTACTCCAGCAGCATCGTATGCTACTGCCTTAATTGTTGAAACATTTGATCCCACTGGGATAACAGACTTAACTGTTGTTGCTACGATAGATGCGATATCTCCATAGAATGTTACCTTCTCAGTTGCAAGAACTACACCTGCAAGTGTTGTAAGGGTAATTGTTGATACTCCTGCTGTACCGTCAGCAAATACACCAATATGGTTTCCTGAAGGAATTACCAATGAGCGACCTTGTGCTGAAATTGATGTTGCATTTGATCCGCTACCAATCATTCCTGAACCTGAAACTGTTGCAAGAATTGACTCAGTTGCTGATCCTCCTGCTGCATTCTTAGGTGTAACAACAATTACTGCTGCTGCATCTGTTGAAGTAGCCTTTGGAGCATAAACTGTAGCATCTGCTGTTGCAGTTGTTACTTCGCCAGCATTAAGGATAGATGTAGTAGTTGAAGCAGATGGAGTTAGATCCGCTGCCTTAACTGTTACTGTCCATGAAACTGATGGTCCATTGATTGGGCTTGTTGTCAAAATTCTTGCATCATATGTACCTGCAACTGTTGGTGCATTCAAAGTTACCAAGAACTTTGCTGTTACATATGTTGGTGTGTTAACTGTTGAGTTAACGTTTGCTGAAACATTATTTCCTGCAATAACTACTGAGGATGTTGATGTTTCTAGAAGTGATAGGGTTGCAGACTTTGCTGCCCCTGTTGGCTGAGAGAACATAGCAGAGATAATTGTTGCTGTATCTGCTGATGTTTCTGAAATAAACGACAATGTTACTACTGCTGTAGCAGACTCACCAGATGTCACAGCGTCTGTTGCTGAGTCAATGGCTAGAGTTGGTGCGTTTACAGCAGCACTTGTCGGAAGTGCTGATAGTACGCCAAAAGACATTGCTGCAGCTAGTCCCAAAGCGATTTTCTTAAATGAATTCACTTACTTCTCCTTATTATATTAGTTTTAAATTGTCAAGAAAATCCCTGACATCTTCAGGCATTTGCCTGTCTTCCAATTCTACCATAGCTCTTTGCTGTCTTGCAAGTTTATCACTTGTTCCCCAGGTATGGATCTCTATTTCAATATCTATATCCTTTGGGGTGTGAGAGATAGCACCAAAAACAGCACCACAAACAGCATCTGCCAAGTCTTTAGATTTCTTTCTAGGGTGATCAACACGATTGCCCTTCATAATCTTCAACTCTGACATTTCTTCCAAGAGTAATGGAATCATTGGCATAGCAACTCGCTCTTCATAGATCATCATTGCTAAATCTTCGTAGTGTTTTTTTGCAACAGAAACAGTATCAGTTCTTATTCCTACTGCTTTAAGTTCTTGTTGAATATCAAATGATTGCCAACGGTCAAAAGAAACCATTCCTATATTAAAGCCTTGCCTTCTAAGGTTTTGAATCCACTGCTTAACCTGAGATAGATCAACTGGTCCTTCTGATCTTGGTTCCCACCATGCTACTGCATCTACTATTACGATAGGTGCTACTTGTTCATAATCTTTAATTACCTGGATATTTACCCACTTATCTACGTGAGCAATTGCTACCGCACACTTATCGTGCTTTTGTGCAAGGTCAGCGTGAACATAATAAATTTTATCTGGATCTGGTTTAAAGTTTTCTGCAAACCTTCTAAAACTATCAACAGGATTTGTTAATGTCATACAGCTAATTAGCTTGTCCTTTTGCTTAAAAAAAGCATCAGATGAGTACGTTGGGGTACAAAGAAAACGCATCATTGCATCTCCTAAGTCTGTTAAGAATGCAATCTTAAAGTCATCAATCTTACGGGTAGGGTTTACATCCCAAGTTGGACGCTTTAGTGCAAATATCTTAGGAATTTTATATGAAAGTATATTATCCTCATCCCATGATATTTCAAAATTGTTGTCTGGATTATCGTGTGGTAGATCTTCATTAATAATAAACTTATGTGTTTTTTCTATTACTTCTTTCTCAGCAATAACTGAATCATACCGTTGAGAAATAAAGTCACCTTGATAGCGGGGAAATGAAAGAAGAACAACCTTACCAAGATCAGGAAAACGAGAATCTACAGTACCACGAAAAGCTTTGTATATGTTATCAGCAGTCTTTCCTTGTTCATTTCCTGTTGCTACCTCAGATGCAAAACCAGAAATTTCATCAAGGACTGCCATAAACAAGTTCAAACCTTCGTGTGACTCACGCTCAGAGTGTCCAGAATAAACTGTGATTGATTTGTCAAACTCAACTGAGTCTGCTTTTGGATTATACTTTCCTGCAAACCATGGTGATCTTTCAATCTTTGATTTAAAACCTTTAAAAAAAACGTTCTTTGCCTGCTGAGCATTAACTGCAACGTTGATAATGTCAATAGCATCTCCCGCAGGCTTTCCATAGTAAACTGCAGGGTCTTTAA